CGCTGCCCAGGAGATTTTAAGGGACTCCTGGGAGTAGAAACGCTATGGTATCCCGGCTCAATGGCCGCGGAGGTTTCTATACTTATCCTGACGGACAAGTAGTACAAATCTTTGTAAATTGTCCGTCTCACTCACCGTAGTATGAGAGATGGATCCGGCTAAACCATGCCGGTTGGGATTGCGATCGTCCTCGCTAAGGCCGAGTAATTAAACTCTAAACTAAATTGTCCGTCTCACTCACCGTAGTATGAGAGATGGATCCGGCTAAACCATGCCGGTTGGGATTGCGATCGTCCTCGCTAAGGCCGAGTAGTTAAACTCTAAACTGGGGTATTGCCCATGGATGCATTGTAATACAGAGGCGGGACATTCAAGAAGAACGAAACAGAAAAATCAGTCCCAGCACAACAATATCGACTCAAAGTCATCCATGCCACATTATGCACCGTCTGCGGATGGACTGGAATCGATAACTTGTACGTATCATATTGAGATTGGTCGTTGGTAGTACCACGCGACCAATAATTCGGATTCGTGTAGTAAAATCTAGTCGGAGCCATCTGAGGTAGCTCGAAGGAAATTCCTGTCTGAGTGTGAGTATTGTTCAACACAATGCCACCTCCACCGTTGTGCTCATGGGCTATGGTATTCAATCCTTTGGCATTTGCGCTATAATTCGCCCCAGACACGCACGTTGCAACATACTGAGGTCCAGTGGTCGTCACAAGATTGTTAGACAAACGCCGCACTTCAACAGCAGCCAGCTGCCCAGCAGCATCTGAATCAACATTGTAGTGCCAACGAACAGAACCTCGCATCCCAACAAATGGACTAGTAATCCACTCCAATGTGGTCATATTCGTGTAGTTGTAAGGATACGTAGTGGCAGGTGTCTCGACACCCTTAGCTGTGTACATCCCATACGGGTCATAGCCAGGAGGTTGGGGATATTTAGTGCCGTACCAGAACAATGAACCTGCCTCATCTGTCAGATTTGGGACCTTTCGCCCAATCGGGCACACATCAACCTTACTGGAGCGTCGCAACAACAAACGCAAAGAAGGAACAGGATCACCAAAATTCAAACCATACCGTTCAGAAAACTGGGATGATTGATAATCGGCCTCACCAGATTGCATAGTAATGTGAGAGGTTTTGGCAAAATCATCAAGTTCCATTGGGTTAGCAAATTCAAGATTATCGGCGCCACGAACAAAGACCAAAATTTGCACGGGGGCAACATCCACTGGTGCAGAAAGGTTGGTCAAACATCGAACTGACAATGCACCGTTATAAGCAGATGCAGTCGCAGCCTGAATGGCTGTAGTTGACCAAATCACATTATCAGGGGCTCGCGAAGTGTATGACCAAGGATAGATCTGAAGATAGGGAACACGAAACTCAACATCGTCATTCTCGGATATGTCCACAATCTTAGTCAAAATGACATTAGAAGTATCAGCACTCGTTCCCAAAGAGGCATTGGGGTCCCACGAAATACGCAGACGCCCTTGATGGAACTTACTGGCAACAATCTTAAATCTAAACACAATATCACCGTGCCAGTGTGCAAAAAGAGTAGAAACCCAGGCCATAGGGGTTTGGAAAATAGTCTTAGTACCCCCAACGGTGGCAGCCGACGCATACACCATATAAGGGTTGATGACAGTAGAGAAGTACAATTTCCCAATGGCGTCAGTGGTAGCCCAAGTGGCTTGAGTCAAATAAGATTCACGCTGAACCAAATAGGACATAGCCAACTCATCCTCATTGGGCCCACCAACGAGTGCCGGGTCAACAGACAACTCGGCCTTAGGGTCCAAAGAGAACTTACTCGTCGGCTCTGAGATGTGTGCCGATGCTAAGTCATGGAAGGGTAAATTCTTGAATGGCTTGACATCCTCGATGACTGGCACATTAGACCACCCAAACAGTTTTGCAATCATGGACACGGCAGACGCTCCAATGGTGGTCGCCTTCGCAAAACGGCCTATAACTGGAATGTCATGGAAATTAGTTGCAAGGCTGGCCAACGCAGCTGCAGGAGCTGACACCGGCCCATTGCCATATTCATCAGAGCCGGATTGCATTGCTGCGCTATAGGTCGGTCCAGACAACTCTGGGTTCTCCATCCACGCATAAAGCTGAATAGTGATCCCGTTCGACGTAGCACCATTGGCACTGGCCAATTGCGCATATGCAGTCAGTGTAAGCTCACCAAGTTCTGCAGCATTACCGGCGTTCGTGATATCTAGAAAGTTGTACGGATATATAAAGGGCAACGTGACCTCACCTGCAGCACCCAGCTGTGGATAGATCCACACATGGGGCCGCTGGGAGTAACACAACAATCGCCCACTACCCGTAGTAGCGGTGAGTATGTTCTGCGGAGTAGGCTTATAGGACACAAGCATCGCGCCATAGTAAAACGGCGCGGCATTCATGACCATTTTAACCTTGAGGTTTCCTCGTAGAAAATTGAAATTCTGCAGCTTATTCTTAATGTAGCTATTGTTGAGGAAAAGTGACCACGGATCAATCGTGACGTCTGCAAAAGCAGCCTCCGTCCACGAGACCGTGGATATGAGCGTAGGTCTTTCAAGGAACTTATGGAGTCCGATGGTTTGATGATCGAGTGGTTGGTCGTTGGGCGCACGCGCAAAAACGACCTGCTCGCCTGGGTCGGCATCCTGAAAGGACACCGTCTGGGAGGTCAGTGAGCTGACTCCTCCCTCCATATGTGATCTGATAACATGTTCAGATGTATCGGTAGATTCTGTAATTGAAGCAAGTGCTGTATAAAACGTGGGGTTCACTCAAACATCCACGAGTTCTCGGCCGAGAAGGCCCCCTGCGGCAGGTTCACCGCGCTCCCTAAATAAGGAGTCCCTTATCCGCCACCGTGCGACTACACTCCCGGGGGATGAGTGCAAAGATCACTAAATGACGGGCACATATTTGGTTTGTCGCCGCGTTAGCAGCGACGTGACACCAGGCGGCGCCACAAAAGAAAAATTAGTATTTGAACAAAGGCAAGATTTTGCCAAACAATATAAAAACTAATACAATACCACACAAAAATAAATGTTTTCTGCGGAATAGAACGGCTACTAAAACATGCATACAACGGATAAAACACAATCAATGCAGCCTGAAAAACCAAACCCTCGATATACCTATCAAAGGCGTACTCTGGGATCTGGTTGCATGCGCGTTCAAAGAACCAACAATCCGACATTTCGCGGCCTACCACAGCAGTGACAGGCGGGATATAATATGTCGGTAGATACTCACAAATTGCAGATTGTTCAAACGTCTTTCCACGTTTTTCCATGTCGGCGTAAAATGCCGCGGAATCGCTCTTAAATTTTTCAACAAAGAACTCAAATGGAATTTTCGTGTACTTGATGTCGTACTTATCACACAATGCGTGCAATCGCGTCATCTCTTGATTGTACTTTTCACGTCCGTGCCACGCCCACTCATAAGTGGCTGACATCACGCAAGAAGCCAATGTTTCCGCTGGCGAGTCGACATTCGACAACCGGTTCCAGCAAAGAGACTTGTAAATTGACATGGGCTCCAGAGGTGCCACATGTTTGCCAAAATCACTATTGAAGACAAATTTCCGCTTCAAAAACGAAACTTCATCCTGAGTGATATAGGGACGCGACTCAGCAGTCTTATCGGCCATGGTGACGGTAACACCAAATTTGGCCATTGCAACCTTGATAGCTGTGTGGTTAAACCACTCGCACTCATCTGAAACACTCTCAAACGAATCATCACCGTAGGTGGCCAACACAACATCATGGTCGAATCCAAGGGCAATTTCCAACAAATCATCGAAATCTGCCTCTTCATCGAACTTAGGGTGCAATATAATGTAAGCATAACGCATATACAACTCATTTACAATACTATTGATAATCACCGTCCAGGCGTGGCCTGACGGATTCTTTCCACACAACTGCATCAAAGTTCCACAAAAATTAACCATATAGTACATCAAATCATACGACATACACTTAAAATACTTTTTATGCTGCTCGGTTGCTCCTGACTTATCCATAAACGCTAAAACGACACGAAACGCCTCCTTCATACACTTAGTCATGAACGAAGAGTCAAAACCTGTGAAGTCAATGGCAACCCACTTAGAGAACCCTTTCCTCTTCAAACGCGCAAGCAATTCGCTCCATTGCGCTGTCTGGGCCTCAAGCCCAACACAAAGGTTGAAGATATCTGGATTCAATTGCATGATTCGCGTCATAGCAAGTGTGAGTTGTCGCATAACTATTGTGAATCCAAACTGCCCTCCATTGATTCCACGCGTATTCTCATCCAGAACTTTCTGGAGGGGACGCATTTCATCTTTCTTGGCATACTGGAATACAGTGCAACTGGTTTGGTTGGCCGCGTACGAGTCAAGGATGTGTTCAACATCACGCATGATCTCATCTGTGGCCCTAACACGGTGCTCGTCGTCCGGAGTTGGGTCCGGAATGATAAATGATCGCTTCGACGTGCAGTATGGAAAACCAGCACTCGACGTGAAGTTCATGCGATCGATGAATCTCAGACCTGCCACCCCATTCAGGGAACTATTGACATCGTAGATCATCATCTCTTCGCGGGCAAATGGCAACGCAGGCTCCCAAGATTTCAACATAGCTTCTCCTGCTGCTCGCAAGATAACTTCGTTGATTTGAACATTGTTAGTGATCAACTTCTTAAGGTTCCGCTGGTCGGCCTTCCACCCGTGCATCACTGCTGGTAACATCTCTGGGTCAATACCCTGTGCCAACAAGTCATCGTAGAAAACAGTCTTACGCATCTTTGATCTGTGCTCCGATCTCCAGGTCGTAAACGACCCAAAAACCTCAGCACGGTGACTATCTTCAATGAAGCGCACATGAGACATATTGCTCAGTGCCTGCAATTCACCGAATCTGCTGCTGGGTTGATCCAGTTTCGGATCACCTCTACTCACGACTCCTGACAAATCTGGCAAGTCCTCCCTGTGACACGCTGTGATAGCGATATGCCACGAGAACAAACCCTCGAACAAGAGTCGGTGAAAACCAGCAATCATGGGTCCGCTGTGAGTAAACAACAGTAGAACACTTCCACAATCACCTCGTACGGTCTTCCTCTCACATCGAGCAGGGACCCACGAATCAAAGGCTTCACCATCGAAAGTGGTCTTCTTGAATTCACATTCGTAAACCATGTTGGTGTAGACCTTCCCGTCCTTATTTCTACCCACCAACACACCATCAAATTTCTTGCCTTTCGACGAAAAAACTTTGGGCATGAACAATTCCTCACAACTCTTGCGAGGTTGGGCATCAGTGATAAAGTACGTATACAAATCGGTGTTGACCTTGCGACGCGAAGTCGCATCGAAGTTGACATCATGATTGGCAGTGACACCCTTAGTGCCCTCCTGCCAAACCATTTTCATGTTCTGGGACCGTTTCTCTGGTATGGTATGACCACAACCAATAAAAACATTGCCCTTTACACACAACATTGACGAAACGACTCCACGCGTGGGATCGGACGCAGACTGAGCATTATTATGGCAAATGTTCCTAGCAAGGAAATTCACCTGCTCGTCAAGGCCCAATGTTCTAAGAGAACCAGTTTGGCGCGGGATGTCAAAATTGGAAATAGGATAATCATCCTTCTTCCAGACACTCTCGCGTTCATTCTTACTGACAGGCTTAAAGCCTATCATATCTGCTTGGTCACCAGAGGAAGCGTGGTTATAAATAACACGCGCCCCAATGGCAGCTGTCACGAGACCCAATACCACAAGTGCTTTAGTGGTACCACCTAACAGAGAATGAACTTTCCTTCCTAG